GACTCTTGGTACATTACTACAGATGTCCCTAATGGGATGAAACACTTTAACAGAGCTCCTCTTACAACTAAGATGGAAGGGGACTTTGATACTGGCAACGTTAGATACAAAGCTAGAGAAAGATACGTTTTTGGCGTATCAGACCCTAGAGGTATCTTCGGTGTCGAAGGTGCGTAATAACTAATTAATGAGGCCGGACACAATTCGGCCTCATTTTAACCATACAGTGATAAAATGAAAAAATTCCTAGTAAATATATGGGCTTACGATCATCACGCTAAATTTGAAGTTTTAGCAGAGGATAATGCTCAATCTATTGAAAACTCAATCCTTGACAAAATTGGAGAAAAGAGTATAAAATGGGAATCAACGGGAATGTTTAGAGACGCCCGTAGAATAACCTATGAGGAGGTTAGTCATGACCGAAGACCTATACAAACAGAAAAGGTCCTTGGAGTTGAGGTGGCAGTTGGAGTATGAGCAAAATGGCAAATATACTCTCAACATGGTCGAAATTGATAATGCAATTAAAAGCATTATTACTGAGATCAAACTGGAAGAATCTAAAATTGCAGATAGAGAAAATGCAATTCAAGCTTCGGCCGCTCAAGTTTCTGTGGCAACTTAGATAAACGCCACATCGCTGAAATCGTACTTTTATGCAGGGATCTCTTGCACTCTACTCAAAACTATCATATAAATAAACTACTATACAAATTTAACAAAACTTAAATGTAGACGCGTATAGTCGACTATCCCCTAGGGACTACATTTAAATATTCTAGGAGGAATATTATGGCAAACACATCGTTTAACGGTCCGGTTAGATCCGAAAAAGGATTTCAACAGATCAATAAAGCAGCTAGTACAGGAGTTATAACATCAAGGTTTTTAGGAACGAAACCTGATTTAACTAGTTTAACTGCAACTGTAGTAGCAACATCAGCAACATTAACTTACGCAGCTAATGTAATTACGGTCAACAACTATGCGGGGGACGCTGCTCAAGCAGTAACTTTACCGGCAGCAACAGTAGGAACTTATGTAGTTCATGCTCAATCAGATGATACAACTGGTGGAGTACTTACTTTGACTTTTACATGTGCAGGAAGTGATGTTTTTAGAACTGGATCAAAAGTGGAAAGTAGAGCCACTGGAGCAGTTCAAACTATAGACACGTCCACAGCAAGTGAAACGATATTAACGTATACACCTGCGAATGCAGCAACCAATAGTTTAACTCATGGTTGTTATCTGTATTTTACTTGTTTTGAAAAAGGCATTTGGAACTTTGCTCATGACTTATCAACAAGCAATACTGCAGATACAGGCGCAGCTGCTTGGAGTTAATAAATAAATAATTAAAGTGCTCCTTCGGGAGCACTTTTTAAGGAGATAAAAATTATGGCAAACGTATCAGACGTAAAATCGAAATTGTTTAAAGCTGTTGCAGCTGACCCTAATGGAATTTGTCTCGCTCAAACTGCTTCTGGCGCTGCGGATTTAACTTTAAATGGAGCTCAGGTATCAGGTGGAGTTGCAGAAGACGGCTCTAACATGGCAAGTACTGTAACAATAACATCTGCGGGTTCGGATGAATCCGGAGACACTTTTGAAGTAGTAGGAACAGATGCAAATGGTGACGCTCAAACAGAATCAAGCATAACTGGTCCGGGTGCAAGTGCTACAGTAACTACAAGTGCAGCTTTTTTAACTGTGACTGGAGTTTCTGTTGGTTCCGCATTAACAGGCAATGTAACGGTTGGATTCACAGCTACTAGTACAACTACAGGAATTATATTTGCAGGTAGAACTAGAGTTAGAGGGTGTCATGGAGTTAGTGATTCAGGAACTGCTGGCGCTTTAATTGTGCGAAATACTTCTCAATCAGGAACAAAAGTAATGGAAATAGATGCACCGGCAGCAGCTGGTACAATCGAACCATTTATACCTGATAATGGAGTATTGTGTACTGCTGGAGCTTATATAGATATAAGCACCGGATATGATAGCGTTACGATGTTTTATGACGGGTAGGGTTAGATGGCTAACACTACTTCTCAATCTTACACTTTTGATAAAACTCTTCCGATTGAAGAAATTGTAGAAGAATCTTACGAAAGAATTGGTCTACAAAACGTTTCAGGATATCAATTAAAAACAGCTAAACGATCTTTAAATCTTTTATTTTCTGAATGGAGTAATAGAGGACTTCATTATTGGGAAGTGGCTAATCAAGGTTTTACTTTAGTAGACGGAACGAATGTTTATACAACCTATAGATCTCCTCAAGATGGGGCTTCTAACGGATTAACAACTACTTTGTCTGCAGGAATTAATGCATCAGTTACAGATATTCCTTTAACAGAAGTTAAAGACATGCCTGGTGCGGATCAAGGCGGAGGAACAATTACGGTTAACTCGGAAACAATTAGATACACAGGAAAATCTGCTGCAACAGGTGCAGCGAATCTTACGGGAGGTGTTCGTGGATCTAATGGAACAACAGAAGCTACGCACTCCAGTGGTGATGCAGTTACTCAACATGCGACTGGAATGGATAATATTCTAGAAGTTAACTATAGAATTACTTCTAGTGATATTGATTCACCAATGACTGAAGTAAGTCGATCTCAGTACCAAGGTTATTCTAACAAAGCTGCAAAAGGAACTCCCACTTCTTATTTTGTTCAAAGATTTATTGATAGAACAATTATAACTTTATATTTAACTCCAGGCGCAGCAGAAGATGGAAATAAATTAAATTTATATTATGTAAGAAGAATTCAGGATACAGGCGCTTATACAAATGCAGTTAATGTTCCTTACCGATTTGCTCCCTGTATGACGGCAGGACTAGCATTTTATTTATCTCAAAAAAATGCCCCACAAAGATCACAAGAATTAAAACTTTATTATGAGGATGAACTGGCTAGAGCTATAAAAGAAGATGCTGATATTACAAGCACTTATATTGCTCCTAAAGTTTATTATCCTAACGCTTAATTATGACTACATTTGCTTCAGGTAAACATGCACTTGCTATTTCAGATAGATCTGGATTAGCTTTTCCTTATTTAGAAATGGTAAGGGAATGGAATGGGGCATGGGTTCATTTTTCAGAATTTGAACCTAAACAACCTCAGTTGGAGCCTAAGCCCACAAGTGCAGATCCCCAGGCTTTACAAAGAGCAAGACCAGCTAGAACAGAATTTGCAACAGAAGATTTTTTACCTGTTGATCCTTTTTCTACAGCGGGTACAACAACTCTAACTTTAAGCTTTCCTTATGGAGGACTCTTAGTTGACGATCAAGTAAGATTTACGGAAGTAAAATCTGATGTAGGAGGAGTTTCAATTCAACGCTTAGAATTGAATACTACTTTAAATGGAGATATTACTTCTACAGCTACAACAATTGCTTTAACTGATGCGTCAAATTTTCCCACAAGTGGATATATTGTTATTAGAAAAGTTTGGACTCAGGCTGATTTAACAGCAGGAACAATTACCGATCCATTATTAGTAGGAAAATTTGTTAATGAAACTGTTCAATACACCGGAAAATCCACTAACGATTTAACCGGTTGTACCAGAGGAACAGCTGCTCCTTATAGAGGGTATACTCCTACTTCTACTACGGCTAATGCTCATACTAGCGGAGTTGAAGTTTTTGGATCTCATAAAATTGTTACAAGAGTTTCCACAACAGTTAAACAAGCTGGTGTACCATCTACAGTAACTGAATATAACAGCTTTACATTGACTCTACCTTCTGCTGCCTCTACAACAGAGATAGGGGGTGGAATTAATTGTGTTATAGGACCGGTTAATCAAAGGAGATAATAATGATTAAATTTTTAAAAAAATTATGGAAAAAATTATTTGGGCAAACTTCTACTACACTCCCAGAAAATGTAGGAGAAAAAATAGTTAAGCCAACACCTAAACCAAAACCCACCCATTGTGGTACACATAAAAGATTTAAAAAAAGTTGTCCGAATTGTCAGGAGGCTCTTAAGTAATGGCTGGATATACATACACAACTTTAAAAGCAGCGATTCTAGCTTATACTGAAACCGATGCAAATGTTTTAACTACAACTATTGTAGATCAGTTTATTGAAAATGCAGAATTTAGAATTTTTTATGATGTTCCCAGCGACAGTAATAGATTTGTTAGTGAAGGAAATTTAGCTATTGATGACAATACAATAAATGTCCCTGGATTAGGAACCAAAGGAAATACTGGAACAGTATTTGTACGTGGGGTAGAAGTTTTTACTAGTACCTCCGTTACTACAGGTGCTGGAGAATGGTTACAGAAAAAAGATCAAACCTATTTAAGTGAATATGTTAATAGA